GGTGAGTATGCAACGGCGTGCCAGCTTCCATTCAATGAACCTGTTGTCCACGTAGTACCATTTGTAGAATATGCTGTGTTTGCGGTCCCAGGTCCGACGGATGAACCGTCTCCAACCGCGACGAACGCTCCGTTTCCATACGCAATACCTTGCCACGAACCAATCAACGAAACTAGTGTCCACGTTTTTCCGTTGTCTATAGAGTAGGATGACGATGAGTTATAAATACCAACAGTGACGAACGTTCCATTTCCGTATGCAGTACAACCCCAATAATCATTACTAATTGGCGCAGATACCCACGTCTGACCTTTGTCAGAAGAGTATGCAGATACGCCCGAACCTGTTGCCACAAAGACTGCATTTACTTTACACGTAAACGTTATATCCGTTGACGAAATAACGTCACACAGCTGATTCACAATTCCACTTCCTGGTAAATTGAGCAAAACTTGGCTTCCAACAGGAAAATTGCTCGGCGCTGACGTCGTAATCGTCATTTGAGTTTGTGGTCCATTTACAACTGTGCTTGTAATTTGCCACGTCTTGTTTGTCAGGTTGTTGACCCATAGGTTCGAGTTTTGTGTGGAAAAATAACTGACAATATCACCACACTGGATTCCTGGACTTGATACAGTTCCTTTGTTTTGGGACAAGCCTGCAATCGTCGTCAGACATGTGAATGAATTGGCAGTTGGAATCGATGCCACGGTGTACGTTCCGTCAAGGTTGAAGATACTGTACGCCGTTCCGGACAAGGTCACTGCGGCCCCGACCGAAAAGTAGTGACTTCCAGTCGTATTTGCAGTGAGCGTCGTACCGTCTGCAGTCACTTGTGTCAATCCCAAGTTCACATAGACGGTCCCACCCACCTGCGACGAAGGTGTCGGGAACACATATTGACCGGGTTGCGTTGGGTAAATTGGAGGGAGGGCCGCCCGAAGCGTCAATTGTGTTAAGTAGTCCCCCTTGACAGGAATGGTACACCGACCGGTTCCGCCGAACGTCGCCTCTTGATTGTCAAAAGGAACTTCAAACGTCTCACGTGAACGGTTCACACGAGACTGGTACTTCCCTTCAAAGTATGTTCTGTTTGGAGTTTCAGTCAGCCAACGGTCTTCTGGACCGTGGCCAGCCAGCAGAACTTGTGACGCTGACATCTAGTAGTATACCAAGAAAACATTCAGTGCGTCTTTCACGTGCGCAAAAAACCCAGTACAATACCAGACATGAATCTCCAACTCAAAAAGTTTGACCCGAGTAAAATCGGCGATGACAAAGTGTGCGTGTTCATCGGCAAGCGCGGTACCGGGAAATCCACGCTCGTCACGGACATTATGTACCATAAGCGACACCTGCCCGTTGGTATCGTCATGTCCGGCACAGAGGATGGCAATCACTACTACAAGCAGTTTATTCCCGACTTGTTCATTTACGGCGACTACAAACGAGACGCGATTGAAAAGGTTCTCGAGCGGCAGAGACGAATCGTATCCGCAGGTGGGAAATCGAGCGCCTTTTTGCTTCTCGACGACTGTATGTACGACAAGGCGTTCATGAAGGACACGTGTATCAGACAATGTTTCATGAACGGGCGTCACTGGAAAATCTTCTTTTTGCTGACGATGCAGTACTGTATGGACTTGACACCCGACTTGCGTGCCAATGTCGATTACGTCTTTGTGCTCCGTGAAAATGTGATTCAGAACCGCGAGCGCCTGTACAAGGCTTTTTTTGGCGTCTTCCCGACATTCGACATGTTTTGTCAGGTGATGAATGCCTGTACCGAGAATTACGAGTGTCTCGTCCTCGACAACACGAGCAAATCCAACCGGATCGAGGACTGTGTCTACTATTACAAGGCACCCATTCGCAAAGGGTTTCGGATCGGGTCTGATGCCATGTGGCAATATCACCAGAAAAACTACAATCCACGTCACGTTGCTGCGCCCCTGATAACGTCTGGGACGCCAGCTGGAAATGCACGGCGTCCAGGGTTGACTGTGAAGAAGGTTTGAGTCCAACGGGCCCGAGTCCAACGGGCGAAGCCCGTTGTCCGTCCCTGTATGTAACTGCTTTGCGACGGACAACGGACAACGGGCTTCGCCCGTTGGACTCGGGCCCGTTGGATTAAATGCGTCCCCATTCCGTAAAAGATTTCACGTTCCACAATAGATGATTATCGAGAATCTCGATTTTGACGGGTCGAGTGACATTCTGCAGTACATTCCTCAGGTTGAGGACACACCTCGCCAGCAGCAGGACCAGCAGTCTCAGGGGTCTTTTGGTCCGCCGGCAGAACTTCAGCCAGTGTACCAGACGCGCTCAATTGATCAACCCGAGTTATTTAAAGCCGAAATAAAACCTCCTCAAATAGAAATGGATTTCTCTACACCAATTTCCGATGTTGTGCCGAGCGCTGATTTCGATTCAGCGCCGATGATGGGCGGTCCGTACAAGAACCCACAGAACAACAAGGTGGTTGCACTGAGTCTGGACAATGCAGGCTCCGGTGGTGGTTCTTCTTCGACTAAAAACCCATTTGGTCTGACGGATGACCAGTTGAATGCGGCGCTCGCGGGCATTGCCGCAGTCGCCGCATTCTCCAAGCCGATTCAGAACAAATTGGCGGATCTGATTCCTAAATTTATGAGCGACGCGGGTGATTTGTCAGCGACGGGCATGCTCGCCACCGCATTCATCGCGGCTGTTATTTTTTTCGTTGTTCACAAGTTTGTCAAGCCTCCACCCAAAAAGTAGAGTACTTTTAGAAAAGTCTCAATCCCAAAATCTAATTGGAGTACAGCTGCCCGGCCATGCCATCCTTGATGCGCAGGACGTTGTAGTTGACTGCATAGAAGTAGTTACCAGTTGCACCAGACAGCGTGCTCAGTGAGACACCTGGGGGTGCGACGATACGGTAGGTATCGATGCGTGAAAAGTTCAGCGTGCCAGTCGGCTGAAGCTTTGACGTGTCCAGGCAGTAGGTGATCAGAGCAACAGGGGCCGTAGCGCCGCTGTGCTTGTAGCCAAACGGTGTGTGGTAGTAGTGGGGAACATCCATCCATTGGAACATTGAGCGCGAGTCGCCGATGTCCACGCCGTTAATCTGCGTCTTGAACTGGTAATTGGCAGCTGGGATACCAGTTGTCGGTGCATTCTGGTAAGAGGTCGTGTAGTTGTTGGCCAGAAACGCGAGGTACTTGATGGGGTGAGCCAGAGCCAACTCCTGCATGTTACCTGTGCCGATGGGAATGCGATTCACCTGGGTAAACAGAATGTCCATTGGCGTGTTGGCAAAGTACTCACGCTCCGCCTGGTCCAGGTAGACGAAGTTGGTCCAGGCCTCGTACTGCAGCTGAGCGTACGTGCCGTTGAAGCCTGTCGTGGAGACAGTCACACCGGGGGCAGTAGCAGCCTGTGTGGGATCGATGAACTGAATCTGTGTACCGAGACCGGTCGACACATTGGCTGGCTTAGTCTGAACTGGGAACGAGATCTCAATCGTCGCGGTGCCGGTGCCTGCTATAAGAGACCCACCCGTCGTCACAATCTGAGACACCGTTACTGGTCCGTCGTAGTTTGTGCTGAGAACCTGTTGCCCGACTGCAAGTGCACTTGTACCAGTAAGGTTAGTGAGCTGTAGAATAGATGAACCTTCCTTGTCAACGTATGGCTGTGCGCTAACAAGCTGACCACGAGCAGACACCTGAGGGATCACGAAGAACTGGGAATTCGCGACTGGTACGGTCGTACCGCCAGCAGCAGTGCATGTTATTGTCATGGCTATATTGGATGCGGCAGTCTGAATACATGCGTTGGTCAGAGTCTGACCGGCATTGAATACGAACAGCGACCCACCCAGTGCAGGGACGATGTTTGTTGTTGTGTTTGCGCCGTTGACAGTCGTGTACTGTGTCACCATAGCAGCGCCCGAGGAACCAGTTGTAGCGACGGTCGATGAGCTCGTGACCACACCCGCGTAATACTGGGTAGGGATGAACCAGAAAGTCGCACCCGTGTACTGTGTATCAAGCTGAGCTGCCGTTCTCGGAGCTGCAGCCGCGCCTGTAAGAGACTGATACTGGTTTGTATTCACGGAAACTATAGTAGAAGAAGAATACACGGTATTCACGGTTGGATTTGGCTGATTCTGAATCTGAGCTGTAACTGAACCGAGCATAGTCTGACCGGGCGAAATACCCGCGGAGGATGTGACCAGCATGTTAACCTGCTGGTAAAATGGCGTTGTGATGGCAGAACCCAGCGTAATAGCTGAACCGGTTGCAACCGTGCCGATGACTGTCAGAGTGACAGTTGCAGCGCCATCTCCCGTGTAATTAATCGCGGAAATGTAAGGAACCGTGTTCGTGCCGAATGTGTTTGTGAAGCCGGACAGAACTGCACCTACAGCTGGGGCAGTCGTTGTTGCGGTCCACCCGATAGTGACACCAGTGTATACGTTTGTTCCTGTGGTGGGGGCGGTTGGAGTAGCGCTGCCCATGCTCAGTGAGGTAAGAGTCACAGTCGCTGACGAATACGCCTTGACTGTGAAAGATGCACTTGCGAGAGAAGTTGAAGTGCTTGTTACGCTGAGGTACCCGGTGAAAGTACCAGCTGTTGTACTCGTAGGTGTGACGGACACGACGATGAGATCTGGTGTACTGGCGAGAGTTGTCGCAAAGGTCATACCTGGTACGAGCTGAAACGTTGCATTAGAGTACGTGAATGCCGTGGTTTGGTAGCGCTGAGATGCAGTCAGTGATGCGTTAGAAATGGTGACAGTCATAGCGGCAAGTACTGTAGCACCAGTCACCGGGTTTGCCGCCGCTGCGGTACTCGCGATACCCAGGCTTGCTGCTGTTGGTACTGGCAGAGTTGCCGTTGAGCTAGATGGTGGTACCGTGTACAGCTCATAGCCCACGCGGTAGTTGAGGTTGGATGACCACGTAATGCGAAGCTCGACGTCGTGGTACTGGAGGGCCACCAGTGGCAGGGACACGTTCCAGTCCTTGCAGAAGAAAAACTTGAGTGGAAAAAACCCGTTGATGACGTTGGTCAGACCGTCAGTGTCGTTGTTCAGGTAGCGCTGGGAGTAGTTCTGGGCGCCCATGACTGGCTCAACCTGCGTCATCCATGTCATGTCCTGAGTGTCGACAATCTGACCGCCGATGAGCAGCTCCACCTTGTCAACCACCTTGGACCAGTCGATGCCTGGGATCAGAGCACCGGTTGAATCCTTGGCGATAAAGTACACATAGTTGAACAGGTCACCCTTCTTCTCCAGGCGAATCGTGGAGATGTTGCCAGCCGAGGGGTTACCCTGGATCAGCTGGCGTTCGGTCGAGTTGGCGTAGTGCGTGTAACGCTTGTAGCTGGAACGGAAGAAAGAAACCTCTGGCTTACCCGTCAGCCACGCGTCCTGAGCACCGGTCGCGACGAGCTGAACGATACCACCAGACATTTACAATGGCGTGAGAAAAAAACTGGTCTCGTTTCGAGACCAGGTCGATCAATCCTGGATCATGATGCCGCAATACTCGAGTGACCCTTCTATGGGTGTATAGATACCCAAAGTTTTGCATAGAACCTTGAGATCGTTGAACGACGCCCAGAAAGCAGGCGAGTGGTCGTACTCGTCGACTGTGACATGAGCTAATTCGTGAATGAGAACATTCATCGCCGAGTTTATATCATCCTTGTCTAGACAGATGTAAATCTCATACCCTTTATTCACATTGTAACCTATCGTGCCACGATTCATCCGGGACCCATGAATGCCCGTGAGGATACACCGTTTCCTGAGGCGAGTGAACCGTGGGTCAACAACCTCCGTGCTCTTGAGGTGGCTCAAGAGCACGTCATAGCGCTGACGAAGCTCAGTCATGAGTGGCGCTTCACGGCGACTGCTCCACGCGGCAACCGCGAGGGTCACGATGAGCAGTCCCGTCTGAATAATTCCGGATGCCATCTTTTACTAGTCTAGACGTAGAAAAACAAACTGTACATAAATATCGGTGACGAGTCCGGTCGGGGCTGGAGTGATAGGGCCCCACGCGACGCATCGAAACTCTGGTTCGAGCACCTGACGAAGGACATTCCCATCCAACGCCGGCTCATACTTGGGACCGTCTGCGTAAAACGGTCCGTCCGTCAGCCTCATGAGCACCTTGTCACCGTGAATCTCAAAAATGTTTCCAAGTGCATCTGGGGAACTAGCGCCTTCGATGCGACTCTTTTCAGGCGTGATGCCAAGAAGGTACCCTCCTGGCTTGACTGCCAACTTGATCGCCTTGATGCTTTGTTCAAAGTGGTCGCCGATAATGTACTGGATGGAAAAGTTGTAGCACACCACGTCAAATGGACCTGCAAATGCCGCTTGACGAATATCGCCGGCACCCAGAAACCACACCCCGAGGCCAATGTCAAAAGCCCGCTCTTCAGCCTCTTGGAGAGATTTTTCATCCGGGTCGATAGCAGCAACCCGAGCACGCACAGCCTTCCACTTGTGCCAATCACCGCCGCGACCGCACCCACAATCGAGGACATAGGCATCGGGGTGGACCCATTGATTGATGAGGTCACGCTTCGCCTGGTTGTGACGTTTACGCAGTTGTTCCATGGTAGCACTTAAAAGAGAGGTGCGTTCTACTTTTAAATGGGTTCTCTTGAGCAGGATTTCCTGACGGTGCCAGGACAGGTTTTTGCTCTGATTTCCATCGTTGGCCCGGACATGCCCCAGAAGAATGAGCAGCTGGGTCTGAAGATCCGTGGGTGCTTCTCCACCAAGGATGAGGCGGAGAGTCACGCAAAGCGTCTTCAGAAGGAGGATGGGCTCGTCGACATTTATGTCGTCGACATGTACAAGTGGCTGCTGATTCCTCCTGACCGTCTGCAGATTGACAACGTCCATTACCAGAACGAGAAGCTCGAGGAGATTATGACCAAGTATCGCGAGAACCAGCGTCAGGCGTCGGCTATGTTTGAGAAGCGCAAGCGTGACATGCTCGCCAAGCCTCTCGAGGGTTCTGCGACGCCATACATCGAGCCCGGGGATGAGAATTCCAAGTACTACTCTCGCCCCGATGTACCACCCATTCCTCATCCAGCTGAGCTCATTGATGATCTGAAGAAGGAGTTTCCAGACAAGGAGATGCCTGAGCTGGTGAAGATTGCCGATGACCGCATCGCGGAGGAGATTGAGCGTCGTCGCCTCCAGCAGGAGGAGGAGCGCGCCAATGCGCCAGCTGTTCAGATTGACGCTGGACCGGCATCAGAGCCCACTGGTGCTGGTAGTGTGGCAGCGGGGCTACTGGGTTGAGCTCTGAGTCTGACACCGCTTCGCGGATGACAAGTCCTTCGGACTTGGAAAAAAAAACATACATCATAAATAGATGAAGGCGCACTGGTCGTTATGGGTAGCGCTCGCGGTACTCATTTTGCTTCTGGTGGTTCTTTCAGCACGCAGAGAGGGGTATGCTCCTCCGCGTGATGAAAATACACAACCCCCGTTTACGGAAGATGTCGGCAACACGGTGACGACGTCAAACAATCTTCCATATGTCGATTCGACGAGCAACGTTGTTCAGACGGACAATCAGACTGATGTATATAAAGACATGGCGGGCCTCGATTTCCAGATTCAGGCTGGAAATCCAATCCTCAATTTCATTCAGGGCGACCCTTCATCAAATGTAATGTACGGTGATTTCGTACCACACGAGTCTGATGGAGGGTCGGCGAGAATGTACGCGTTTGGGATGGAAAGCAATGTTTCAACCGAAGGTGACATGCTTCCTCCGGTACCTACCGCGCCATCCAATATGGATGTTGTCAATGGAGTCGATATTAAAGGCAGTCCGGTCATGCCCGATGCAGGTCAGTACATACCAACCTTGACGTCACCAACGATTCCTTTTTTGGGTCAGCAGCCTGGAATTAGTGCTTCAGGATCACCGGCGTCAGCGACTTCCCCAGTAGCAGCCCAATGAAAAACGCAGCAAATACAACAATTAGAGTTTCTTTTGAAATTTTATCAAGCATATCAACTGACTGATTCTGAGGATAGAAAACACGAGGACTCTGTTGCTCATAGTACGAGTGTGCGTCGTGCTGAGGATGCTCCTCGGCCTCGACCTCGTCCACGAGGTGGTGCTGTTGCTGCTGCGGGTCGGTCGTCTCCGTCACTGGAAACATCGGTCTCGCCGGACTCGGATCGAACATCCGATCCATTACTCTCAGAGTCACTGCTGTTTTTATCTTCGACTATGAATCCAGCGAGGTTTCCCTCTGGATCAGCATCACTTTCACTTGAGATATCCTCAGTATCATAGGATACCTCAGATGAAACCGTACCAGACTCGTCTGAATCATAATCCTCCTCGGCGTAATCATCATCACACACCTCCTGTGGCGTGTAACGCTCGGGCGCCTTGACTGCGCGACCGGACCGCGTACGTGTCACTGTATTATTGCCCATGGCTTCTGGGGTCTGGAAAGTGTCCGTCGATGGCTGCTCCCGACCGGGTGACATCAGTCTCTGTACTCTCAGGAGCTAAATCGTTTAAGTACTTTGGAAAGAAATACAGCCCGTTTTTACGTGCAAGTTCGAAGAGCGTCGTTTCACCCTCAACGCCCATCTGAACAGCAATGGATTCGAGCGTCTCCTGGTGTTCGTGGTCGTCCGCGCGGCGAATGAACAAACTTAGGTTACGAACATCCTCAATCGCGTGGTACAGTCCCCCAGCTCTTTGCTCGAGACTTGCCTTTTGGTTTTCGAACTCCGACAGATGGCTTTGAAGCAGCTCCCACGTTTGAGGATCGAGACCCGAGTAAGGGTGCACCTCCCGCAGAAACCGACTCTTCTTGCCACCAAAAGTCGGGAACAAGGTCACGAATAGACACAAAAGTAGAATTATCCACAGCAACATTGCTGTGTAATTCCTCTACTATACTCGGAGAAAGAATATGTTCCCGTCCGACAAACTTTTGTGCTTTGCAATCGTCATCGTGACACAATTGACATATGCGTCCTCGTGAAATACCAAACCAAACGTGATTCGACTTGTGTTCGCCCTGAATCCGTTCGCAATACTTGGAGTCCGTCTGTACAATAATTTTATCAGTTCCTTTTCGCATGACACGTCGAACGTTTGCTAGCTCCTGGCCTTTGAGATATTTGCGTATGTATCGTTCGAGAGGTACACATGTGATTTCAACGTTCACAGACTCCTTGGACATTTCGTTTGTTCGAAGCGCAAAGAGCTTGAGAATTTCAGCTGAAGGGGTTGCTTCAAAGACGTTCCCAGCAAGGTCCCGCCACGGTGTATACGGCCCAGAATCCATCCCCTTTTCACGTTTGTGTGACCAGAGCATTCGCAGCCCGGAACCACCGTAGACACTCGCATCGATACGCTGACTCCATTCTGGGTCCTCGGGAAGTTCGAGCAGGATACGAGTTCGTAGAGCGAGTGCTTCTGATTTGGTCACAAAAACATCCGGCCAATGAATGTGAACACCTGTCTTCACCTGTGTGTCTACAATTCGAGGCTCTGCACGTGCAATGAGACACCGGCCTTTTTGAACCACTGAATGCATTATCGCAGTGAGTTCGAGGATGGCTTCATCTGGGAGCGCCTCTGGACCTTTGTAATCGAGGTCGACGAAAAATTTAAAGACGTCAGACTTTTGCTCAACCACGTAAAGTTTCTTACCCGTGTGTACTGCATGTACACACTCTGTGTAAAATTCTTCAAGTTGTTCAAACGGAACTTGAAGAATTCCACCATCCATGAGGACGTGTGTCC